GCGCACTGGCTGAACAGATCCATCGGGCTTTTGGTGATGGGGGAACCCGTCAGGATGCGCCGGTAACGAGTCTTGCCGTTCAGCGCAATGATGTTGCGTGTTCTCGCCGCCTTGCGATTCTTGATCGTCGTGCTCTCGTCCACGATCATCATGTTCTCAGGGTTGTATCGCAGAAAATCATCCGCGGCCCGCAGCCCACGAGGCGTACTGAGGGCTTCAACGTTCATGACGAAAATCTTGAGGCCGTCAAAAGGCGTCTTGGTAAACACCTCTAGCTGTTGCTCGAACTTCTGCGTCTTGGCCGCCACCCACCTCAATATAAAGTGGTTGATCCGCGCAGGCAGGTGCGTCGGTATCTCGGACTTCGACCAGTTGTCGTAAACGCCCTTGGGCGCAACCACCAAGACGGCGTTAATGCGTCCCGCCTCGTAAAGCACCGCCATGTTGTCGATGGCAACCTTCGTCTTACCGGTGCCCATCTCCATGAAGAGCGCGTAATAGTCCGCGGCCCACGAATCTTTGAGCACAGAAAGCTGGTGCGCATATGGCTCTGTTTGAAATTTGTATTTATTCATCTGAAACCCCTTGACATGAGGAACATATAAGATAATATCCGTAATTGTCAAGGCCCAAACGGTGCCTTTAACCACGAAAGAGGAAGAGATGAACGACGATCTTACTAGCATGATGGAGGCGGACTTCGAACAGTCTGTGGCCTCCTCAGTCGAAAAGGTAGACCAGCAAGGGCTGAAATCAGTCGCGGCGCTGGCCCGAGAGATCAGAAACAAAGAAGCGCGGATCGCGGAACTTGAGGATAGCCTCAAGGAGGAGAAGAAGTCACTCTTAAAGTTGACTGACGAAGAGATGCCTGCGACATTGGCGGAAATCGGTATCTCATCTTTTGCACTTGATGATGGTTCAACCGTTGAAGTGCGGCAGACCTACGGGGCGTCAATTCTCGTCGAGAACCGCCCCGCCGCTTATGACTGGCTGCGGGATCACGGTTACGACGACATCATCCGGAACACCATAGCCTGCAATTTTGGCCGTGGTGAAGACGATCAAGCAAGCGCCTTTGCAGCGTTCGCGCAGCAACAGGGCTACGCCCCGGAACAGAAAACGGAAATCCACCCGCAGACCCTTCGGGCGTTCATTCGAGAGCGCGTCGAAGAGGGTGATGAATTTCCGATGGAACTTTTTGGCGCATGGGTTGGCCAGCGCGCTTTTATTAAGAAGGGAAAGTGAACAATGGCTAATAAAGCAGTAGCAAAAGCAGGTAACACAGAGGTAGCAGTTCTCGACATTTCGATGTTCGAGGAAGATGCTGGCCGCGGCATGGAGAACATGGGGCAGGATGATCTTGCGCTACCGTTCCTCAAGGTGCTTTCCGGCAACGACCCGGTTCTGGACGAGAACGAAGAAGCCCGTAAGGGCGACATCTACACACCGTCACCGGTAAGATTTACAAAGGTAAGGACGGCGTTCGCGTTGTGCCTTGCGCTTACCAGCGCCGGTTCATCCAGTGGGCTCCTCGCGGCAGCGGCACCGGGGCACCCGTGGCAATTTACGAGCCCGGCGACGCTCTGCCGAAGACGGTAAGGTCCAAGGAAGACAATAAGGACTACATCGACGACGGAAGCGGCCAATATATGGAGGAGACGCATCAGCACTTCGTTTATGTCTTGAACGAAGACGGCGGTGCGGAGACGGCCTTGATTGCGATGAAGTCAACGCAGCTCAAGAAAAGTCGTAAGTGGAATAGCATGATGGCATCGCGCTCAATGCAGGGTAAAAACGGCCCGTTCACGCCGCCGCGTTTTTCCCACATCTACCACCTCAGAACCGTCATGGAAGAAAACTCCAAAGGGTCTTGGCATGGCTGGGAGATGAGTGTCGAGGGCCCGGTAACGGATGTTGCCCTCTACGGTCGGGCCAAGGCATTTGCCGACAGCATTAGCGCGGGCAACGTCTTGGTCAAGCATGCCGGAGAAGAGAACGACGACATCGGTGACGTTCCGTTCTGATCGTTGCCATCGGCGGGGCTAATTCTGGCCCCGCCGTCTCTCCCGCATGAGGCCAAGAATGTCTGTAGATAAATTCATGGCCATCTTCGATGGCCTGCAAGAAGCCTATGGCTACTTCAAAATTGAGAAAACGAGTGCCTCCGGCAAGAATGTCGGCAAGGCAGGCGTCGTGCGCGAACCACGGACCCATAAGCTGTGGGAGAACCATTTAGCGGGCAACGGCGTCGGCTTGGGAATTATACCGATCAACGAAGACAATATGTGCAAGTGGGGCTGCATCGACATCGACCAGTACCCCTTGGACCACAAGATCCTCGTTGAAAAGATACGGCGCATGGAACTTCCGCTGGTTGTCTGTCGGTCTAAGTCTGGCGGCGCACACTGCTTTCTGTTTACGACCGACTGGGTTGAAGCGAAGGACATGCAGAAAGCCCTGCAATGTGTGGCCGCGGCCATCGGTTATGGCGAAAGCGAGATATTCCCCAAGCAGGTAAAACTTAGGCTCGAACGGGGCGATGTCGGTAACTTCTTGAATTTGCCGTATTACAACGCCGAGGAGGGGCTCCGTTACGCCTTCCTCGATGACGGGACGTCCGCCACACTTGATGAGTTCATCGAGTTACACGCGAAGCACGCCCAGACCAAGGAGCAGGTCATAAAGCTCCAGATTGTCGATACAGGAGATAGGAAGCTTTTAGAAGACGGTCCGCCGTGCCTACAAATCCTGTGCAAGCAAAAGATCAGTGAGGGCGGCCGCAACAACGGGCTGTTTAATCTTGGCGTGTATTTGCGCAAGGCGTATCCGGAGACTTGGGAATCCGAGATCCTGCGTTACAACATGGAGCACCTAGTACCACCGCTGCCTCTCAACGAGGTCAATGTTGTGGCGAAGCAGTTGGATAGAAAGGATTATGCCTTCAAGTGCAGCGATGCGCCCATCAACGCCCACTGCAACAAAGAGCTCTGCCGCACTCGTAAGTTCGGCATCGGAGCTGCGGTCGCCGGGGCTTCTGTCGCCAACCTACGTAAATACGATTCTACGCCGCCGGTCTGGTTCATGGACGTGAACGGTGAGCCGCTAGAGCTAGACACCGACGCGCTATTGGAACAAAGGACGTTCCAAAGGGCTTGCCTAGAGCAGCTAAACTTTATGCCGCGGTCCTTGTCAAAGCAGCAGTGGGAAGGACGCATCGCCGCTCTTATGACGGAAATGCGCGAGAACGAGAGCGCCATCATAGAGGTGGCCCAAGACGCCAGTATCAGTGGTCAGTTCTACGACTACCTCGAAGAGTTCTGCCGTCACCTACAGCAGGCGCAGGACAGGGAAGAAATCTTGCTCCGCCGCCCGTGGACTGACGAGGAGAACAACGCTACCTACTTCAGGCTCAAGGATTTCGAGGCCTTCCTGCGTAAGAACAAGTTCTTCGAATACAAGTCGCACAAGATCGCCCAACGACTACGCGACATAAACGGCGAAAGCCTCCTGTTGAAAATCAGGGGACGCCCGGTCCGCGTGTGGAAGATACCCTCGTTTGAAGCGTCGGACATTGAACTAGAGCCGCCGCAGTTTGGCTCACAAGAGGATGTTCCGTTTTGAGTATTACAGACATGTCGCGCCGAAACGAAACCATTTACCGTCTTTGGGCCGTTAATAAGATGACCATGGCCGCAATCGGCCGTCGCTACTCACTGTCGAGAGAGCGCGTCCGCCAGATCATCCGCATGATGGAGAAGTAGTTGTTCCGGATATTTGGACCGCCGGGGACCGGTAAAACCACCACCCTGCTTAACATGGTTGACGAGGCGCTGAACGCTGGCACTCCGCCAGAGCGCATCGCTTTCCTCGCCTTTACGCGGAAGGCCGCCAACGAGGCCAAAGAAAGAGCCTGCGTCAGGTTCTCGCTCGACCCAAAGAAAGACCTGTTCTATTTCAGGACTCTGCACAGCCTCGCCCTCAACCTGACGGACATCAAGACTGACCAGATCATGCGGGTGGAGAACTACCGGGAACTGAGCGAAGTAATAAAAATCAACGTCGGTATCACACAGAACGTAGCCATCGATGATGACCTTCCCTCAATGGTGAACAACAATGATCCGATCTTGGGCCTGATAAACTTAGCCCGCCTACGCAAGGTACCGCTCCGTGAGCAGTACAACGAAAGCTCTATCTCTGAGAGCTGGACGACCGTTAACTACGTCGATAAGAGCCTGCGGGAATACAAGAAGGCGATGAACCTGTACGACTTCACAGACATGCTGGAGCAGTTTGTGGCGCAGGCGCATCTGTGCTGCCCACACTTCGACCTCGTTTTCCTAGACGAGGCCCAAGACCTTAGCCCTCTACAGTGGGACATCGCGCATATCCTAGACGAACATTCCAACCGCATGTATTGCGCCGGGGACGACGACCAAGCTATCTACCGCTGGGCAGGTGCGGACGTAGATCACTTCATCAACCTACCGGGTGGGGCCGAAACCCTATCCCAGTCCTACCGCGTCCCGAAATCAGTCCATTATCTAGCAGAGGGCGTCGTAAATCGTATCCGCCGGAGG